CCGTAGGGCAATTCGTTCTTTGCCTTTATCTTCCTCACGGTGAAAGCGACGGCTTTATTATGGGGGTGATTTAATGGCAACAATCGGAACATTGGGGGATATTGTTTTCTCCGTGTCAAGAAATCAAGTGAGAACATTTGACGGCATGAAATGGAACAGTTCGGCGCAATATGCCACCCATAACCGCCATTTGAAAGATGTATTGCTTGAATTTACAGGTACAGACGCAGACAAAATCAGCTTTTCAATGTTCTTTTCCGTGTTCTTGGGTGTTGACCCAATGACGGAACTTGTAAAGCTCTTGGACGCAGAGCGGAGCGGAAAAGTTATGCGGCTTGTGATTGGCAGTAAGGCATACGGAAAAAACAAATGGGTAATTACAGGCACAGCAAAAGACCTTGAACGCTTCGACCAAAAAGGGAACTTGCTTATTGCAAAAGTGAGCATTTCCCTTTCGGCATATGCGGGGAGGTGATTATATGGCATATACGATTAAAGCGGACGGGGCAGGCGGCATAAACCTTGCGCCGAAAACCCTTGTGGAAGAAATTCTTCAAAACGTTGCAATGATTTTATCAACAACAAAGAACACCGCCCCACTTTATCGTGATTTTGGACTTTCTGCCCGTTTCCTCGATATGCCAACGCCCGCAGCGGAAGCAATTCTTGTTGCTGAATTGTTTGACGCAATAGAGGACTATGAGCCGCGAGCACAAATCATAAATGTTTCTTTCGAGCGGGACGAAAGAACGGGCAAAGTTATCCCGCGCTTGGAGGTGGAAATAAATGCCGAATAGCACAGTGCGTCAATACCCCGAAATCAATTTTGTAAACACGGACACAGAAGCCCTTGTAAATAATATGATTCAAGCATATGAAATCATAGCAGGGCGCAAACTCTATCCCGCAGACCCGACAAGAATTTTCATTTTATGGATTGCTGATATTATCACGCAAGAACGTGTGATTATAAACGAATCAGCAAAGCAAAACGTCCCACGGTACGCCGAGGGTGAATATTTGGATTCGCTTGCAGAATTGTTCAAGGACACCGAACGACTAAAACCAAAGCCCGCCGTGACAACATTGCGGTTTTATCTATCGGCCCCACAAACTTCGGCGCAAATCATACCCCGAGGAACACGGGCGACGGTCGGCGGTGAAATTACGTTTGAAACGACTGAAGCGGCTCATATACTGCCGGGCGAAAGTTACGGCGAGGCCCCTGCTATTTGCCAAGAAATGGGCGAAAGCGGAAATGGTTTTCCCCGCGGACAAATTCGGGAACTTGTAGACATATACCCATTTTACGAGCGAGTGGAAAACGTCACAACGAGCGAAGGCGGCGCAGACACCGAAACAGATGCACATTTTTATGAGCGTTTGAGGGACAGTATGGAAGCATTTTCAACAGCGGGTTCGGTGGGTTCATATATCTATTGGGTGAAAACAGCTTCGCAGAAAATAGCAGACGTGAAGCCGATAAGCCCCGAACCCGGCGTTGTCGATATTCGGGTTTTGCTTGAAAACGGAGAGTTCCCCGACTTGGAAATGATACAGCTTATACACAATACGTTGAATGGTAAAGTTCCAATGACTGACACGGTGAACGTGTCCGAACCGGACACACGCCTGTTTGATGTTGATATTGTTTACTATATCCCAAGGCAAACCGCAGACAGTGCGGCAACAGTTAAAGCCAATGCTGAAAAATCTATTGAAGCTTACTTGAAATGGCAGACTGAAAAAATGGGACGCGACATTAACCCTGATGAATTGCGATACAGACTTAAAGCCGCAGGGGTGAAACGTGTAGAACTCGCCGCCCCTGCATATACCATTGTTTCAGAAAACGAGGTTGCCGCCCGAGGTAAAATAAACGCTATATACGGAGGGATTGAAGATGAATAACACCGTGTATGATGTTGACTTTACCCAAGCGTTGCCCGAGCCACTAAAAAACGATGAAAACATACTTGCGCTTGGGAAAACTATTGCGGAGCAGTTGAAAGAAAACATTCGGCTGTCACGGCAAAATATTATTTATCCCCGTATTGATGAATTGGAGGAATCCACACTTGATATACTTGCACACGACCTTCATATTGATTGGTATGACCCCGACAGCCCACCAGAAGTAAAGCGAGAAATCATCAAAGACAGTGTGCGAGTTCATAAACGAATGGGGACAAAATACGCCGTTGAAAGCGTTGTGGCGGCGTATTTCGGCGGCGGTGAAGTTCGGGAGTGGTACGAATACGGCGGTGAACCTCACCATTTCAAAGTTATAAGTAGCAACCCAAGCTTGACGGACGAAAGAGCAAAGGAGTTCTTTCGTATACTCGACATTGTGAAACGCAAAAGTTCTTGGCTTGATACAATCTTGATTACTTTAACAGGAGAATCAAGCTTGTTCTTGGGCATTGCCCTTCAAGAGTTTAGCCGTGAAGCCCACCTTATAGGGCCGAAGGACGATTTGGGGCAATATCTATCTATCAACCTTGCGGGCATTTACAGAGAGCGAACAGCCGAAGCGCACATTATGGGGACGCAGGAAAGTCTTGCAATTTATGTTGGCGCAACATTCTTCGAGGATATGACCGAGAAAACTGCAATCGGCAGCGGCGAAATACGACTTCGTCCCGGTGCAATGCTTTACATAAGAGAAACCGAACAACACACCATTAAGGGGGAATAAAAACGTGAGTACATTTATTAACAGCGATATTACTAACGGTGGGCGAATTTTGATTGCCAAAAATTATTTGGGGCAACAAATGAATTTCACTCGTATTGTTATGGGCGACGGCTACCTTCCGCAAGGCGTACCACCTCGTGAAATGACGGACGTTGTGAGCGGCGTTGTGAACGTGCCTATCAGCAAAATGAAAGTGAATGCTGATGGCACGGTTATTATTGGCGGCATGTTCTCAAATTCGGATATATCAACTGAATTTTTTTACCGTGAGCTTGCGCTCTTTGCAGAAGGCGCAGACAATGTGGAAGTTCTTTACTGCTACGGAAATGCAGGAGAATTTGCAGAGCGCATAACGCCCGTGGGCGGAAGTTCCGTCATTGAAAAGGCGATTGACATTGTAACCGCAATCGGGACAACGGACAACATCACGGCAACAATTATTCGCACAACAACAGCGGACGAAATTTCTTACAACGACACTTCAACCAATATCGGTGCAACGAGTTTGCAAGAAGCTGTTGAAATCTTGGCGAAGAATAACACAGAACAACTTCCCTCCATCGTGATTTCAGAAACCGAGCCAACTGAACCTTGCGAAATTTGGCTTAAACCCACAGGGCAAAGCGAATTTTCGACAGGAACACCGAGCGGCGTTGACCCCGATGAACCCGAGCAGACAACACAAACTATGTTCTTCTACTTGGCGCATTACTTCGATAAGACCACAAAGCGTTTTTTGCCGCTTATGTATATGAATACGGCGCAGAATATCGCCCTTATGCCCGGTGGGGCTGAAAGTGTGGCAGACGTAATTGCACAGCTTCAGACTGCCCGAGCTTATACCTTGTCGGAACTTTATGCCCATATTGGAAACACCGAAGTTCATGCCGCGCCCGGACAAATGGAAAATATTTTTACGTCATTAGGCGAACTGGTTCTTCACGTGGACGATTTGGGCATACACGTCACGCCGACCGATAAAGCCGCATGGAACAATGCGGCAATCATGGCGGCACAGGCTTTGGCAGCGGCAAATGCCGCAAATGGAGCTTTAGAACAATTCGACGGTCGCATTGCAAGCCTTGAAGATAGTGTTTTCAGTAACATTACTGCAAATCCCTTTTCTATCACGTTCGACAACCTTGCAGGAATTTTCCTTGTGAAAGGGATTTGGAACAGAGAAAGGCAGCGGATTGAATGCTAAAAATTGCGTGTACGAATAAGGAATTGTCGTGCATTATCGGAAATTTATTCGTTGAATTAGAATCGCCTTGCCGCCTATGCGAAGATGTGCCACAAATTGTTATTTGTGGTACAACGTATACGGGGCGCAGGGCGGTTCTTTTTATCGGCGAAAATGAAGTCCATTTTGACGGCGAGCCGGAGGACTTAGCCACGCTTCGCAGAAAGAGGTGCAACGGTGGCAAACTACAACAATAAACAGCCGTCCGAATTTATGATTATCACAAAGGCTAAAGACCTTGTGAAGCATACCTTCGCAATGACAAGCGAAAAAAGATACCCGAAAAAATATCGCGCATTGACTGAACGGCTTTATGAAAAGTCAATCGAAATTTTCGAGTGCATTCAAGAAGCAAATGAACTGGATTTACAGAATCCGAGAGAATATGCGGAACGGCAGCGGCTTCAGAAACGCGCCCTTACGCTATGCAAATCGGTTTTGTTCTTCATAGAACTTTCGCATGAAAGGGGGTGTATCAGCATTGAGAGTTGCCAACATTGGACGCGTTATGTACTTGACGTAAAATACATGACTGCAAAATGGAAAAAGCAAGAGAAAGACCGACACGAAAACTTGCGTTAAAAACGCATTAGGGTATGCTTTGTTACGCCGAACGCCGCCAACTCGTACAATGCCCGCAACGTGAACACGTCGGGGGTGTTGTCCAACACGAACGCGTACAACGGCAACAGGGGGGTTCGTCCGCTTCGATGGATTACCGAGATTTAGTAAGCTTAAGCTGAAAACAGTGGGCCATCATCAAAGGAAAGCATATCCTTCCGCCGTGCTTTGCGGCGGTGAATACAAGATTGTTGACGTTAATACATTGTGGGCAATTCCGCAAGGTAAAGGCTATAAGCGACGAGGAGAGTTATTTTTGACTGATTACGAAAAAATAAGCAACTACAAAAATTTATATGCCGCATTCAAAAAATCACGCAAGGGCAAGCGCGGAAAAGACAGCGTTGCAAAATTTGAAGCAAGCTTACTTGAAGCGTTGCAGTTGCTACATATCATGCTTGTGCAAAAAACCTATAAAATGTCACCGTATCTTTCGTTTGAGGTTTACGAACCCAAGCGAAGAACGGTTATGTCAGCCGCCTTTAAGGATAAAGTTGTTCAACATTCGCTTTGTGATAATGTTCTCGAAGAACGGCTTACAACACCACTCATACACGACAATTATGCGAACCAAAAGGGCAAAGGAACGCATTTCGGGCTTGACCGATTGGAAAAGTTTTTTCATCGGTTTTACAGGCTTCACGGTATGAGTGGTTGGGTTCTCAAATGTGACATAAGCAAATACTTTTATTCCATTCAGCATGACATATTGAAAGAGCAACTTAGGCGGTATATTACCGACAAAGAAACGTTATGGCTGATTGACCTTCTAATTGATTCAACCGAAAACCCCGGCATTCCACTTGGCAACCAAACTTCGCAATATTTCGCCGTGCTGTATCTGAACGACCTTGACCACTACATAAAAGAAAAATTGGGCATTCAGTATTACGGGCGTTACATGGACGATTTTTATTTAATTCATGAAAGCAAGGAATATTTACAGTATTGCCGCAAAGAAATTGAAAAACGGGTTGGCGATTTAGGACTTTCGCTGAATCAGAAAACCAATATATTTCCGCTACGAAACGGAATTGACTTTTTGGGCTTTCATCTATATTTGACCGAAACGGGCAAGGTTGTCCGCAAGGTGCGCCGCAAGAGCAAAAACAACGTTCGCCGAAAGCTTAAAAAGATGAAAAAACTTGTGGACGGCGGCAAAATTACAATGAAAGAAGTTCATGATTCGTATATGAGTTGGCGGGGCCACGCAGGACACGGCAACAGCCATCACCTCATACGAAATATGGACGAATTTTATAATACTTTATTTGCAAAGGAGAGTGTCAAACAATGCCACAAACATTAGGTTCGCTTCCCTTGAACGCGAAAGTCAAGGACACAACGACCCTTTATTTTGGGAAGCCGATTATTTGGCAAAAGAAAGACAAAGACCATGTGGGCTACCCCACAAATTCCGTTACACTACAAACGGAACGATTGATATGCCTTAAAGCATTTGACGCACAAGAGCCGAGCAACAGCGACGCTAACCGCAAGAATTACGGAAATAATCGCTATTTACATTCAAACTTGCGTCAATGGCTGAATAGCGACAAGGGTTCTTCGTGGTATTCGGCACAGCACGGAGCAGATGCAACGCCCACAACCGCCGCTTGCGCCGGATACAATGGGTATAACACCGAAGCGGGCTTTTTAGCAGGTTTTTCGGCGAATTTCAAAGCCGCATTGATGGCAACAACCTTGACCGTTGCTCGCAATACTGTCACGGACGGCGGCGGTTCTGAAACCCTCACAGACAAAATGTTTCTTGCGAGCAATACGGAAGTTGGGCTTGCCAGCGAAAACGGTATTGCTGAAGGTTCGATTTTGGCGGCGTACAGCAATGACACGTCACGCCTTGCCTACCCGACTGCCGAAGCCGTGGCGAACAGCAACTATACAAGCACGAGTTTCAACACAGCGGCGGCGTGGTATTGGTGGTTGCGTACGCCGGACGCCGCCTACTCGTACCTTGCCCGCGTCGTGAACACGTCGGGGGTGTTGTCCCACTCGCTC